TGTATTCAAAATTAGGTACTTTTTTAAAATATTCTTGCGTCATCTTATCAATATCCTATTGGGTGGTTGTCTGATTCGTTATAGTCTTTAGCATAAATTGGTTCTAGCTCCATGAATTGTAAATTCACAGTATAAGAAACCATACCACCGTCTTTAAAAGACATGTAACTTCCATCTGGTGTGTAATCAACATTACATGCCTGTAATGCACAATCTTTTATCTTACCTATACCAGAATGTTGTTTTCCACTTCCTCCATGATAAAACTCTATCCCAAAAACTCTTGGTGCTTTTAAGAATAATTCTTTTTCTGAGGTTTGTGCTGCCATACTTGATTTAAAAAATCTTAATATTTGCTTCACTCTTATACTCTCGTCTTTTGACCTTGGAGTAAATCTAAATGAGAAATTAAATGATCTTAATTGAGGTCCTTGGAATAATAATTCTGTATTTGGGTTAAAAATTGCACCACCAATCTTAGGTAAAATTTGAACACCTACTGCTTGTTCGGTAAAGTATGCAATGATTGCTTTTTCAATATCTGTATTTGCACTTTTCATTTTATCAACAACATTTCCAATCTGACCAACAAATCCATCCATACCATCACGTATTCCACCAATTGCTAATTGAGAACCAGCTATCTGAGCAGGATTAAATGTTTCTTCATTCCATCCAACAGTATTGGCATCACTAATTCCAGTTTGTATTGGTAATTTAACACTATTACCAGTTGCAGTATTTGCTCTTGAATTAAAAGATAGATTTTCTGAACTAAATGTTTTCTTCCCGTAATTTTTTTCAGTAAATTTAATATAATCCATATTAGGTGGAAAAGCTAATGGATACTCTATTGCACCTGCTCCTCCTGTTGCTGCTTGCCCAGAACCAGTTAAAGAATCTATGCTCACTACGGTAGACACCGCATCTGCTGCAGCAGATCTGTTTCCAACTACACTACCAGACCCACGAGCATCTGTTGTTTGTTGTTGAGGGTCTGGTGGAGTTCCACCTGGAGGTACTGTTCCATCTGGTTGAGTTGAATTACCTTGCTGTGGTGGTTGTTGCTGCTGTTGAGCACCTGTTGCAGAGGAACCTAAAACATTTGAATTGGTTGTTAATGATGGTGATTTGGAATTAGCAGAAGTTTGAGCTGTAGACATTTGTTGGGAAGTTAATTGTCTTCCAGTTCTATCTACAGAGTCTTGATTTATGGCAATTCTTGCCGACTGTGTAAAATTATTTGCAGTTGTGCCATTACGGTTTATTGCATCTACTAAAGGTTGTCCACCTAAAGTGTTTGCATATTCTGAAGGAATCCATCTATTATTTGGACCTAAAGTAGCTATTCTTTGATTAGCATCTAGTGTGTTTGCAGCACCAAGAGGATTGAATGTCTGCAATACGACTATTGTTTCTCTGGTTGATGGAACATAAACTACTCTATAATTTTGATTTGTGTCTAGTTGACCTTGATATTGTAATCTTTGAGTTCCGCCAATTATAACGTCAGAATTAGCTAGAGCTGGATTAGTATTCGATATGACTGAACCTGGTTGTCTTGTAGCTCTAGACATTTTTACTTTCCTTTAAAATCCTGATCGTTTTGACCATAACTTTTATATATTCTTGATCCCCGCAACATATTCCTAAAAGATTTGTTAGTTTGTTTCCAAATATCTTCTAACATTAAATCTTTTTGCTCACCTTTTGTAATAGAAACAAATCCTTCTATAGGTAAGTTGGCGGCGACAGTCCACTCATTAAATGCAATATCTAAAAGTAGTCCATCAATTTGACTTATTATATATTTAGATATTGAACTATAAGGTAATGTTAATTTTCCATCTTTTAGATTGTCAAGAACCATCTTTCTTTTGATTGGGTGAATGTAATGTAAATTACATCCCATAAAAGATTTTCCATCAAAAGATATTACATATACTAAAGGAAATGGATCAAATACCTTAACATCTTTTTTAAATGGTGGGTTATATTCAAACATATAAATGTGACCTTGACGAGGAACTCTTCTTAATAAATTTTCGTCTTGATCTTCAGGGTCTTCCTGAGCAGAATCTCTTCTCTCATCTAGAATAAATTTTTTGGGATTATTCAAATATTGTCTTGTTAATCTGCGAAATGCTCTTCTATAAAAGAAAGGTGATCTACCTTCTTCTACTTCTACTTCTTCTTTTAGTTCCTCAAAAAGAGTTTTTTTAGACATTACTTGATTCCTAGTTCGTCTTCTGTAATAATTTTAAACTCTAATCTTCGGTCTTTACACCATTCTTCTGCAGCTCTCCATTTTGCTTTATTTACTTCATATGTTTTTGCTTCGTAAATAAAAGATTTTGTAACCCTTGACTTTCTTGTTGGTGGAACTGTCTGTCTCTTTGGTTTCACTTCAACTACGTAAGTTTTAATATGTCCTGTCGATTCTTTTACTTTTATAATAAAATCTGGAAAGTATCGATGAATTTTTTTATCTAATGGTGATATGTAAGGGATATAAAATTCTTCGCTTGCCCATTCAATTATATTTTCATTCAAATCACACCAAGCACAAAATTTTCGTTCCCAACTGCTTCTGCAAATAATATTGTTGGGATTTCCTTTATATTTTTGGGGATAGGATGGTTTGTACTTGCTCTTTATACTTTCGTTCATTAAGTGTACTACATATAATATAAACAGTTAACTTTATTTAGATGGCAACGCCTCCAATATCTTCTGGAGTTACGATGAATACTTTGAAGAGTAGGATTCTTAATCCTGCTTTAACTTCTCATTATTCAGTTATGATATATCCCCCTCAAGGGTCTTCTCAAGGAAATAATGACGGAGAACCAACTTTAGCAAATTATATAAGATCTGAATTTGGAATTATTTACGATTTGTCATTGATGGAACTGACATGCACAGAAGCAAATCTTCCAGGGTCTAGTCTTGCTACAATAGAAACTCTTGACTATATGGGAGTTACTGAAAAACATGCCTATAGAAGATTGTATGATGATACAATAGACTTTACTTTTTTAGTAACTCAGGATAGTAATTATCAGCAAATTAGATTCTTTGATGCATGGCTTAGATATATTGTTAGAGAGGATAGTTCTAGATTGAATCAAAGTACCTTTTATGCTAGAGCAAGGTATCCTTCTGAATATAAAGGTACACTTCAAGTGGTTAAATTTGAGAAAAATTTAGGTAGTAGATTTTCTGTAGGAGGTGTACCTCTTTTGATTTACAACTTTGTTGATGCTTATCCTAAATCAATAAATTCCATTCCAGTATCCTATGATGCGTCTGATCTATTAAAAGTAACAGTATCTTTTACTTACAGTCGTTATTATGTGGATAGGCAACTAACAGCAACATCTGCTAATCAAGAACGCAATCAAAACTCTCCAGGTAACCCAGAAGTTCCTTCTGCTGGTGCTCTTGGCACATTAAATCCCCAAAATAATGTTACTTCAGAGTTAAGATCGCAAGAATTGCAAAGAAATATTAGTAATGACTCTAGAACGCAACCATTTAATTTAAGGGGATTTGGTTCAAATTGGGGAACTACTAATAATAGAACAACAACTGGGGGCGGAAATGCCTGATAAATAAACATACTGAAACTTATATCAGAATATCATGCCTTTACCTAAGATATCTACACCAACTTATGAACTTGAATTGCCATCAACTGGTAAAACAATTCAATATAGACCTTTTTTGGTAAGAGAGGAAAAACTTCTTGTTCTTGCTTTAGAAAGTGAAGATACTAAGCAAATTACTACGGCAATCAAAACCGTAATTAAAAACTGTGTTTTAACAAAAAGCATTAAAGTAGAAGAATTGCCTACATTTGATATTGAATATTTATTTCTTAATATTAGAGGAAAGTCTGTAGGTGAAGATTTAGAAGTTAATGTGATTTGTCCAGATGATGAAGAAACATTAGTGCCAGTTAAAATTAATATTGATGATATTAGTGTTAAAAAGAACGAAGAACATAATAAACAAATTAAAGTTGATG